AACGATGTGTGAACATCATCAATAAAACACCATGAAGTAAGTAGATTAAGAGATAAAATGGGATCGACATAAAGACCAGCTTTTAAAACACTATTCCATCTATCGCTAAATGTGATACCAGACACCGTAGCACCAGTACCTGTCGTAGTACCTGTTGCTATAAAAGGTACACCAAGGCTAGATACTGGTAAAGTTTTTGGGAATCTAGCAGCTGTTGTACAATACGCAGCATATGTATCTAAAGTAAACCAAGAACCACCAACACTATCAACAAGACCATAAAGTGGTTCGGACAATGGTTTATGTTCAAATAAATCAGCTGTTGTTGTTAATCTTTTCCAATATGTTGTTGGGCTTGATACTGTTGCTGAAGCTGGATTTCGGTTTTTATTATTTATTCTAGCAACAAAAAATCTATATACAGTTGGTGCTATACTTGTTTCATCCGTAACCCCAGATAAAATAAAATCACCCCTATAATATTGTTTTGTTGAATCCCATATTAATGGTTTTTGGTAACTAAATTTAAGTACTTCTTGATTAGAGGATATAGTGGCAATAATTAAGTCACCAAAATTATATTCACTAAGAACTGATGCATCGTATGTTACTAAATTTTTATTAACATAATCAATAAGATTTGGGTTATTTGTTGAACTAAGCGGTGAATGCTCATAACCCCATGGTGTATAGTTTGCTGTATTGTATTTTTCAATTTCAATAAAGCACGATCTTGAACCACGCGGTCTATAAATTTCATGTATCTCACCTTGCACAGGTGTTGATGTTGCTGGATCTGTAAATGTATAACAATGATTTGGGTGTATATCGTTTATACAAACATATAAACGATACGTTAAACGGGTTTCAACCGTTCTGCCAGTTGGTGTATCAATAACAATTTTATAGTCATTGATTGGTACTTTTACAACATCATTTAATTCATAATTAACAACTTGGGAATTAAATTCTGGTACCGATTCTAATAATTTTTTATAAATTTCACTTTCATATATATCATTTTCAAGTGCATACAAATTATACGATGTTGTACCTAAAATTCCAGTTTCGTATCTTTTTTTATTTCTTAATTCAGTAACAATATTATTTGTTAAATTATATTCAGTGTAATCACCTATACCATAATCATATGAAACAAAACTACCTAAAGTGTTTCCAGTTGCTGTTCCAAGTTGTACATTATCATAAAAACTATATTTTGGTGCATATGTAAATTCTCTGTTATTAACTTTTTTTCTGGGTTTTACTTTTTTACCTATTAATATAGCATTTGTTACATCATTATAATCTGTTTGTCTTACAGAATTACCTAAATAATAATCAGAATAATTAAATTCATATTCAACAGCGGCTGTTTTAAAACCTGGGGCTTTTAAACCAGCTTGTGCATCGATTAATCCACTAGTTGGTAAATTCGGACTTTTACTTCTTACTTTAAATGAAAAATTTATTTTATCAAAATTTATTTTTTTATCGTAAATTGATGAGTCAAATATGATTTCGTTTTGTGCGTTTTTATCAAAATAAGGTAAATAAAATTTATTGTATAAAAAATTAGGGTCTACTGAGTGTTCAATATTTAAAATTGGTACGTTAGTATAAATGCTTTCATCACGTCTTAATATTAAATTATTTGTATCTAAATTTGTTAAATTATAAATCGGTTTTATTGAAAACCCATCTAAAAACTGCGATCTACTAGAAAACCCAGAATAGAATAACAATCTGAACCTTGGGTCATTTAATGCATTATAATCAACCTCATCTGGTTCCTCATGTGTATAATCAATCTCCTCATATCTAGATAATGTACAAGGTATATCAATTGGTGATATGACAAGGTAAACTCTTTCACCCGCATTAAAAAATCCAGTATATTCAAAAGTATATTGTCTTAAATCAGCATCACTTTCACCATTAAATGCGAAATCTTGAGTATCGTACACAAAACCTAATGAGTTAATTAACTTTACTTGTACGGTTTGATCGACATTTTCGTTCGACTCAAAATACAAATCAAATTTGAAATTTAAATAACTACTTTTTGTTATTGCATAAAATCCAGGGTTACTATTAACTAAACTTAAATCATTACCAAAACTATTAAAATTATCATTTAATGATTGAATTGATATGTAATTATTAAAATTTGGTTGTAATAAAACATTATTTTCTAATGTATGTATAAAAATACCATCCTCGTTTAATGTATAGAAGGGCCCAATTTTAGTTTCATCTAAACTATAAAAACCATCAAAATTTGCTGTTATAGAGTCGGATATAAATAACTCACCGTTTATAATATTATCTTTGGCCTTAAACGATAATTGTGGGGTTGTACCACTAAATATGTGCAATAAATTTAATGACTTTGTTAAATTTATCGAATAAACAGCTCTGTTTGGGTTTAATTTTATTTTAGAAATATAAGCCGTATCAATATGCATCAAGGCGTCTGTTTTTGTTCTATCCTGATATCTTTCATACATACCACCTGGTGTATCCCCAGTTATTGTTGAGGCATTGACCGTTGTTCCAGTTGTTCCTGGCGTTATTGCGGTTGCGAGTAAACTTAATCCAGTAAATGGTAATGTTGGATATGTTGTTGTTCCAGTCACCGTATCACCAGTAACAATGTAAACATTACTACCAGCGACTAAATTTTCTTTATTTGTAGCATGAATATTTGCAATAATCTCACCCTTATAATAAATTTCACCATCAACCCAAGCAAAACGTTTTTTATAAGGTGTCGCCCATTTGGATATAGAACCATATGTTAAACCAATTGGTTTTGATGGTGTGTAATCTCTACTAAACCCATAAAATTTAGGTTGCTTTACTGTTTGCGTATCACCTTCTTCATCAACAAATGTTTTAAATGTGTTTGTTACAATGTTTATTGTTCTTCCAGTAAAGTCATAATAGCAAACGTGTGGTCTAGGTGGTGGGCAATCAAAGTCAATTCCAATACCGATGTGTGCTATACCACGACCGATTGAGTTCATATACCAAAATCTTTCAGTTCTTGTAATATTTAATGATTGTGTATCACCAAATGTTATTGTTCTCGAATCAGCGTCAATTGGTATTTTTTCCCAAATATGTTTTGTGTCACCAGAAATATTAGTTACCGTTGCTTTATTTGGTGGGTATCTACTTTCTATTGTTGAGCCTGTTCCAGCTGTGTGTATATCAGGTAGAGCCCCCGTATCTTGGAACAAATATTTTGTATTTAAACGATATAAACTATTTCTGTAAATAACAAAAACCCCATATCTAGGTGTTGATGTGTACGATGGTTGATTAATATTTCCACCAAAAATAGTATCATCACCATAGTCAACACCACTCTGCCAATTGTGAAAAGCACCTTCACTTTCATCACAATATTCAAACATAGTGTAATGAACACCAAAATATTCATTAATCGTTGGGTCTGTACCAATAATTTTTGGCCCAGGTTTTCCTGTTATTTGAAATGTCGGTGAGTCCCCAATAATTGCTGGATTAATATCACCAATATTATCAATTACATTTGTTGTACCCAAATAAACTGGTTTCAACGCTTTTTGTTGGAATTCTGAACCATCAGTGCCTAACCAAGAAACATCATTATTTAAACCATGTTTATACACAAATTTATTATCTAAAAATGTGGAGTTTTGAATTTTTTTACCAGCATTAACAATAGATGTTGCTGGAACAAATTGTTCAATTAATTTAACCCAAGATGAATCAAATTTATTTAAAAACTCTAAACTTCTAATATTATCTATTGGAGTATTTGTTGTTTTTAAATAATCAAAATAAATCTTACTTAATGTTGGGTAAGTTTTTATTGTTTTTCTATTTTTTGGGTTTATGAAAACATCCAACGATTTTTTTATAAACTGATTAAAACTCAATCCAACTGAATTGAATTTATTTAATATGTTTAAATCCGCATTTACAATACCGATATTTCTAATATATTGTCTATATACAGGAACATCAAATATTCTATTAGAGGATAGATAAACTTCAAGTTCTTTAGAGTTAACCGTTAATTTACTATGATTTGATTCGTACTCGGTAAAACCATTAACATCATCTTTATAATATGTTTTTGGTATTTCGCTGTAAACCCAACTTTTAACGTTATCAACGGTTCTATATAAATCAAATAAGTAAGTATTTTCAAATTTTCTGTATTCTCTGATATATCTCTGACCAAAATCAAATGCACCTATATTTGTTTTATCTTGTCTTATAAAACCACCGTTTTCTTGGTATCTAACATTTATAGGTACTGTTGGAAAACCTTGTGTATCAAAAGGTACCCTTTCTATCAAAGCATTTGGGTCGTTTATTGACGAAGCTCCGTATATTTGATTTAATACATCTGGAGCATTTAATGGTCTTTCAGCCAAATAAATGTACTCGTTTATTTCAAAAATTTCATCTGGTAAGCCAACTAATTTTAAAATAAATTCAATTGATTTTCTTGTACCTTTTGATTTATACAAATAAACTGAGTTTATTAAAATTCTTCTCCATATTTCAATATCAATCTCAGCTGGTGTTGTACTTTTTTCAACATCATCTAACTCTGTTGAAAATAATGAATCTATTAATGTGTTTTCATCTTCAATTTCAAATGTTTTAAAACCCAACATTGTTGCATAGTTTTTAATCAACAAATCGGGTACATTTTGAATTTTATCATAACTAACGTTACGCATAAAAGTTATCCCATCAATATATTTTTTAATATCATCAAATGTTTTACCATATAATTGGAATAACATATTAACTTTTCTATCCTCAGTATCAAATTCTTTTAAAGAATCGGTTGTTAAAAATCTAGCTATTAAATTTGTTTTAACACTATCATATGAATCAGAAAAATCATTCAAAGTAGTTGTATATTTGTCAAAATTATCACTGAACATGTCAATGTTAAATTGGTCAAACATTGGGAAAATTAAAGTTTCTTTAACTGTTAATAATTTACCATCATCGTCAACAGACGGGTAAACAAATTCACTGACAAAATCGCCAGTATTAGGATCTTTATTTAAAAGAAATGCGGCTAAATCACTTAAATTTGTAAAAAAGTCATTATAAATTTTATTTTTTGGTTTTATATAAAATCTAATATTCGCAGAATCGTTAATATCAATTATATCACCAAAAGGATTACCCTGTACCGTTAATCTAATACCAGTCGCATCGTCATTTGCATTTTGTGGAAAAACAACGCCCACTATTGGGTACTCAATACCATTATAATTAACAACATAATCCGCATATGTCTTTGTAAAGTTTCTATATTTTGTTACCGTTTCACTATTTTCTAATGTGGTACCAGAACTATTATATTCGATACCAAATGGATTATTTAACCCATAAAGGTTTACTTTAAATTCACTTTTATTTTCTAACGGAAAATTAACATAGTTAATTACCGATGGTGTTATTATTGAAATTGGTTCCAATCTAATAGCACCTGGGTAATTATTAAAAATTTCTATGAGTACATTTTTAATTCTTTCCTTTAATGAAGAGAATAAAACGTAATTATCTAATTTTCTTTTATCGAATAAAACTTTAACCGTTAAATTCTCAGTTACCTTTTGTTTTAAAGCTTCAATATACTCTTTACCTTCAAAATAAGGTAAATTTCTTTGTGCAATACTATCAACAGTAAAACTTTTTACGGCATCATTTTGTGTACTTTCGTTGATTTGTATTTGTAATTGTGTCGCTGGTGTTAATTGTACGCTTCTTTTTATTGAAAAGTTACCCATTGTGAAAAATGGATCACCAGCAATTTCGTCTTTAGCGTTAGCAAACTGAAAACCAACTAATTTACTACCAAAGGTATCACTACCAAACGCACCTATTTTACCTTGTATAATTCTGTATCTTAAAGCACTTTCATATTGGACAAAAGAAGAACAAGGTACATACTTTGTCTCACCATTTATAAGATATGTTCTATATCCATCACAACCCAACGCTCTTGATGCTTCTACCGCTTCTTGAGCTGTGTTGTATAAATCCCTAATAATTTGATTATTTGTTGTAAAACTAAGATCAGCCATTTCGTACTATATTATTCAAAGTTTTTGTTGTATCAATAGCGTTTCTTTTTCTTCTAACTTCATAGAGTTTTTTATCTACACTATCTCTAATTTCATATAAATCATATTGGGCGTATATATTACCATCAAAATCATAAAGAGTGTAAATACCATCATCCATGGATTTTGTTTGATCAGCAAATAAACCAATAGCCAAGCTTTCTAAATCGTAGTTAACCATTTCAAGCTCAATCATTTGTGGTGAAAAATTTGTGTTTGTTATTATCACATTTTGATCTTTTCTACCAATAAATGGTGCTGCGGTTGGTTTAAAACTTGGTGCTGTGTTAGGTGTTACTGTGCAAAATAATAAATTACCAACATTATTGTATATGTATTTTATTGTTTTTTGTGAAGAGTTTGGTGTGTTAATTTGTACTGGTTCGGATATAAATGAAGACGTTATAATTCTGTATAAATTTGGTATTTTTGTACCATCATTATTCAAATATTCAACACGATAACCATCTAAACCATTATTTGTGAATTTATTAATAAAATCAATCGGTGCTTGGTCAATATTAAAAACAAGACCTTTTACATCTGGATATGTGGCTAATTCAGCACAATCCTCAATTTTAACTCTAATTTGTGCTGGTCTTAAATAAATTGTGTAAAAACCCTTTTGATTAAAAACATCTCTGGGTAATGTTAAATTATATAAACCACCCAATATCTCAACGTCACTACCACCTAAACTGGCATTTGACATCATTGGTCTGATTACCTGTGTACCAAATAATTTTGTTACCGTTTGTACTTCGGTTGAGTTTCTTGTTTTAGTGTAAATAACAATAACCTCAATATCTATTGGGTCTACATCCGCTGGTCTTTTTACACCATATACTCCGATTGCCATTATTATGTTGTTTTAAAATTGTATCCTTTTGTATTTATTTTATAATATCCAAGCCCTGTCTTTGTCAACTCGTTTATATTTTTAATGTTTTTTAATTTTTTCACACGTTCAAATGCACTATTTAAACCTCTATCAATAAATACCTCAGAGATGATTTTTGGTTCTTCAATTATACTGTCATAAATAACCATGTTTGCTGTTGGTTCAGTCTCGTTGTGAGACCTCATAAACATAAATCTAGACAATCCATTACCTAAATCAACATACTTTATAGGATTTTCGGTGTCTAAATAAAGAATATACTCCAATAAACCAGTTGAGTTTTCTGAAAGTATCATTGCGTTGATATCTAAACCAGGTATGGTTAATTTAACATTGGTTCTGATAAGATGGTTAAGATTCACATCGTTTTCAACTTCAACTAAATTTGCGGAATCATCACCAGTTAATTTTTTAAAATTTAATTTTTTTAGTGGTTTTAATGATTCAGCTGTTTTTAAAAAATCACTCTTTTTAAAGTATTTTGTTATTAAACTGGCTTTACTATCGGTGACACCAGTTATAAAGTACTTATTTGGATTTGGTTTAAAATGATTTATGACATCGTCATAGGTTGATATGATTTTTGTGTTTGTTATATATTTCTGAATAACCTTGTCACTAGGTTCAACGTCATTATTACTTATTTTATTAGCTATCGCCTCTAATTGTTGTAATTTATAATCTTCGGGTATATTATAATCTGCGTTAATATATGACCCTGGTAGTTTAGTATTTGATTCTAAACTTATAACAATACTATTATTATTTTCTGTTATTAATACTTGTTTCATATTACCCTAAATTAGATTGAAATACAGAATCAGTAATTGATTTTTGTACCTGACTTAAAGATTGTGACGATAGTGATGGTACTGAATTATTTTTTTGCTTTGGTTTTATTGTTGATTTGATCGGTATAGCAATATTTTTTATATTACCAGAACCGTCAATAATTGACATCCTCAATCTACCCTTTATGGTTATTTCAGTTGTTGTTTCAAAACCACCTTTAATTTTTTCGCCAATATTAAAATAAACCTCAACTCTATTTGTTTCATTTTTAACCATAAATTTATCTCCTTTTTGTACAGCAAAAAGTGTAAATGTATAGTCTCTGACTGTATCACCAAATGGACTCGTATCCAAATTAATTGATAGTGAATTTGGTGTGATGTTATTTACCGAAGCGGCGGCACTTGCTATTTTTTTTGATGCTAAAATACCAAAGTAATCATTAATTAACTCTGGGTTATCCTTCGGTATTAAAATATTATTTATAGATGTAATTAATAAATAAACAATATTTCCAAGGTCAGAGGTATTTTTAAAAATATCCTCTATTAATGAAATAATATCATTTTTTAATTCCAAAAATTTGCTATAATTACTTGTCTTTAATTTCGTGTAATTTTCAACCAATCTATCTATGTAGTAATATATTTCACTGTGAGAATAATCTATTGTGTTATTTTGTCTTTTAGCATAACCACCATAATATCTTGTTTTTGTGTGGCCAGGAAAATAATTAACACCCAATTTTGAAAAGCATTTAGTTAAAAATGTTGGTGTGGCCATATATGTGTCAGTATTATTTTGCCCATACTCATCGTTATCTCGCGACCCCAAAGTGACATTATTATACCTATCTTGTTCTATACTATTTAATAACGCCCTGAAAATATTAGCATCTTCTACATATTTTTCTATAATTTTTTTTGTGAAGGTTACCGATGAATTTGATGATGTGCTAAAACTATCATACAATAAGCCAATGGCTTCGCACATTTTAATTTTAGTGGTTTCATTCCAAAGTGTTTCGCGTTGGTTATAAAAAACATTTTTTAATTTAACACCGTCAATTGATATTTCAATATCTTTAAATTCTAAGGCCCTAACAACCCACGTTATATTATCATTATTTTTAACGTTAAATTCTTTCAATAATACATTAAACCCTTCGACATTTTTATTGATGACAGGTATGTTTATTGTTTTTTTGGGTAAACTACCCAGAACGGAAAAATTAAGATTTGTAACGTAAGAGTTAAAATTTCTAATATAATCCTTTGTTTGATTACCTAAAAAAGTTTCAAAACTATTAATTTCACTTTCACTCAATGATGTTAATTTTTGATTACCACTACCAATAAAATTATTTGTATAAAGATTTTTTATTGTGAATGTAAACGGATTTGATAATGATTGCTGTACTGCGGTCGCTTTTGAATTTATTGGTTTTTTATTTGGTACCACCTTATTTTTGTAATAGGAGTCAAATTCTAACTCATATAAATCAAAGTTTGATCTCTCGCTATCAAAATCTTTTGTTATTGGGTTATATTCATATATTTTATATGTTTTATTTTCATAATCTAAAACATATTTTAAGTATCTATTATTTTGATTAAAATCATTTGAATCCTGTATCCATTTTTTATTTAAATCTAAATCTGTTGATGGTAATAATGGTATTTTTTTTGCGTTAAGCGCATCCCAGAATGAATACCTAACATAAAATTCATTTGTTACATAATTGTTTAAAAAGAAAAACGAAAACCCTTCAGAACCATTTTTTAAATTAAAGCAAGGTCTTTCGTAGTGAAAATTGTTTGTTCTATTTTTTTCGGTTATATTATACCTATTATTAACAAAAATTGGTATTGATTGGATTCTATTTTGAGAAAAATTTGACGGTGAATCATAAAATTCCATCAATAAAAATGAGTTATAAAAATAAGGTTTGTTTGTGTACAACAACGGCTCATTTACCCATTTATCTTTTGATTCCCAAAATGGTAAAGTAAAAGTATTATAAAAAATTGGTACTCCAGATTTTATTGGTTTTTTTAAAAAACTTTCACCAACAATATCTCTAACATAATAAGGTTTTTGTTTTAATTCTTGTAATTTTGTTAATGTTCTTTCAACTAAAACTGGTGACTCTCTTAAACCATTTGATTGTCTCGTTTCAAAAACGTTATTAATAGCTTTATCAATTTCAATACCATTACTATTTATTAAACCAAGTATTTCTCTTGTTTTATTATATTGGGTATCAAAATCAAGTTCGGTGTACTTTCTTAACTCAAAAAATTCATTTGTTTGAACATAACGCAAAAAAAATAAATTAAAATTTATTTCAGTTATTTGTTCTGGTTGATACTCATAAATTTCTGAATCGGTTATTCCATTAATAACGTTATTTCTTGTAAAATTTAATAACTTATTATTATAGAAATCCCTATCCGAAGAAAATTCTTC